CAAGCGATTTTGAACTATATCTTGTCATTAAGGCTAATGGTTGATAATTTCAATAATAATGGAATTCTAGACCAAATTGCTGCTACAAGGACTGAAATTGAATTATTCACTCGTGATCAGATTTTGAGACAATATCATGCAATTCAATTTGTACGTGAACAAGTCTTCAATGAAGGCCCGGGTGCTGGCAGTGATAATGTTGCATTCGGAATCCGTTGGCCAAATGTTGTTATTGAGCGGATTAGTCAATACATCCCTGGTTTATCATACAGCCAATACTCGGCCTAAGTAGATATTTATTTTAAATGGCATTAGACCGATTTTCAAATATTTCTGAGATACAAGAAACTGACGGGAAAGTTCGTGGCGTAGTGTATACTACCGCTGATGCCCGGCTGTTACAATTAGATGTTATTTCAGTTACTCCAGAAGACCGTCCGGTCGTAGAGTTACAGTTATATACTATTGGACAATCTAACAACTATGTTGCAGGAGGTATAATCAATGCCTTCAGACTTGAGAATGATAAGTTACTAATCAATTATGCAGCTGCATGCCGTTCTTTAGGAATTGAACGCGGACAGTTCGAAGTTGTTATTAACATACATAAAAACCTATTAGGTTCTTATAACAATCCGTTATTGTATGTTAAAGAAGTATCTGATGATAGAAGAGAGGTATTAATAAAGGGAGTTCCTAATTCTGATTTAAACCTTAACGCATATTTAGGTGCATTTGGACAAGGAAATTATCTAGATCCTATATACTCATACGATCAGAACGGAGAAATAGAATTAGACGAGACAGGCCAGCCTTTAATTAACGACTTCATTGAACGTCCGTTATCAGATGACATTTATTTAAACTTTGGCGACAATCGATTGTCAAAGATTATCAACCAAAAAGATTGGGCGGGCAGAGATGAGTTTGTAGTACGACTATACCAGCCATTGCCGGTTGGCATTGACTTATCTGATCCTCTGTGGGTAGTAGAGCAGTTATCAGACTCATATGTTGATAATATAAGTCTTACAGGTACTGGCGCGCTAGCTGACGATGATAGCCGTCAATTACGTGGACCGAATTTTGATATTGATACGACGGGAGGAACTGTAACAGAAACAGATTTCGCGAATTGGAATCAGTTATTAGATGCAAACCTTTCTACATCACAACAAATAGTTGACAGAGTATTTTCTGGGTCGATTGGCTCTGATTTAAACTTAGACTACTCCGGATTCCAAAACTTTGTACATTTCTCATCAGCAGCTGAACGCCTACAGAATTTCAAATACAAACTTGAGTTAATAGAGTATTATGATACTAGGTTAACAATCTTAGCAAACGCTAGCGGCTCGGATTCTGGCTCGTTACAAGGTAATGTCCAACTAAATCGTCAACGCCGTAATAACGTTATCGGATCATTCGATGGATTTGAAAGATGGCTGTACAACGAACCAACGCAAAGTATTTTTACAGACCATGCTGTATACAGTAATAATAATAACCGTGATGGCGTATATAGAGCTGACGGCGGATTTATTGGAGCTCAAGAGTATAGATTAGAGCCATGGCCAAAGTTCTTATCAGGTAGTCGATATTACTTACATCACACTACTAGTAGTATAGCAACTACATGGTATCAAGGATTTTCTAGTACTGCATCATTGTATGATACAGAGAATAAGGACCGGTTAGTTAATACAATTCCAGAACATATACGGTTAGATGAAAATAATGACCAGTATGAATTGTTTGTTAATATGATAGGTCATCATTTTGATATTCTATATACATATATTGATAATTTAACTAGAGTATACAAACCAGAAGAACATCCGAAACTAGGACAGAATAAAGATACGCTATACCAAATAGCTAAATCTTTAGGTTGGTCACTACAAAATGGAAACCAAGCAACAGCTTTATGGAAATATAAATTAGGAGTCAATTCCGGCTCTGGAGCATTCCAGACAACAGGTTCTCTGTTCTCAAAAGCAAATGAAGAAATTACTACAGAAGTATGGCGTCGTATTGTTAATAACCTACCATTCTTACTGAAGACGAAAGGTACTGCTCGTTCTATTAAAGCTCTGATGAATACATATGGTATTCCGCAGACATTACTAAGTATTCGTGAGTACGGAGGACCGAAAGTAAATGAAGATGCTCCATTACTTATAGAAGATAGATTTAGTTATGCCTTAAACTACAACGTTTCAAATGCATATCTTAAATCGAATGCAAGTCATGTATCTTCCAGTATTATCGGATTTGGTATTGACCGAGGAGTTATTGCTCCACAACAACGTCAATTTAGATTCAGGCCATCAGAAAAGCGTAATATGCTACTGTATTCAGTAGGAACAGATAGTACGCCCTCTGCCCATATCGCGTTACAATATACAAGCTCTTACTCTGGTAGTGATGAGTATGGACGTATAGTACTAGTACAATCTAGATTTAGTGGCGGCACGACACCGACCAGTTCTGTAACAGATTGGCTTCCATTATATGATGGAAACTTCTGGAATGTAGCATATGACTATCGTACTGATGGAGTCCATTATAATACAGGATCGAATACAGATACAACGTATACAGTACATGTACAACATGCATCTGACTATATTATTAATAAGGTACTTCATTCGGCTACTGCCAGTATTACTCCTACATTCGGAGATCACTATCTAGGATGGTCAAATTCCTCTCCAGGTGCAATTTATTCGTACTTAGGAGGAAGATCTGGAAGCTCAGACACATTAGGCGTTAATGCAGAGTTATCAGCAATTACAACCAGCGTTCCTGCAGGATTTAGCGGCTCAATGCAAGAATATAGAGAATGGCTTGAACCTTTCAATCAAACAACATTTGACTTACACACTACGAACCCGTCATCATATGTTTCCGGATTATCTCCTACTAGTTCGTTTGATACACTGATAAGACATTACCCTCTAGGAACTGATTTAAATGCAGTAGATATTTCTGGAGTTGATAAATATGTAACATCGAGCCATCCTGCAAATACAATAAAAGACTTTACACAACCAGATGGTTTAGGGTTAGATACGTATGCAACTGCATCGAACTTCCCTACACCAAATAACGCTGAGCGCGGTAACTTTGTCCCTGTAGAAGAGACTTATTATGTACAAGGTGTATCATTAGGTACGAGCCTGCCTCGTTCAGAAAAGATCAGGTTTGATACAAATACATTAGTAGGACGATTATCTCCAGTAACTACTGCAGAACGTTCTAGATTTGACCGTGCTCCATTAGATACTAACCGTTTAGGATTATTCTATTCTGTTGCAGATCAAATCAATAAAGACATTTTCAATCATATCGGAGATGTAGCATTAGATGATTACATAGGAGACCCGGATGATGCTGAAGAGTATGAATATCCAGACCTATTACACTTCTCTAAAGAATATTGGAAAAAGTATACGGACCGTAATGACTTAAATGCATACATTCGTATTTTTAGTCAGTTTGACTTTTCATTATTCAACCAAATTAAGCAACTATTACCAGAACGTGTAGATGAAGTAATGGGTCTACTAATAGAGCCGCATGCACTTGAGAGAGTTAAGGCTCGAGTAGCTAAGCGTCCTGTAGTACAGAATAATACATATGAAGGTATACTGACTCAATCGCTTCAAGCAGTTACAGGTTTATATGAACAGTACACTGGAAGTATATTGGCAGGGCCGAGCTTAGTTAGTTCTAGCCAAGTTTATCATGTCGGGTCATCTGGTTATGCAGATACAGGTAATTATCGTGCAGTATATCAAATGCCAATTGCTTCCGGAACCTATACGGGGTCAGTGAATCAAGGCGTTATACGTAATCAAAGAATTAGTGATATCTATCGGTTAGATGTGCTACATTATTCCGGGAGCGTTTCTGCCTCTCGTCGTCTTAGAAATTGGCAGCGCGAAGTTAGTAGGTCATCTGGAGAAGGATTAAATTCGAGCTGGAACTATTCTAGAAGCCTTGCAGATACATCATATCGAGATGACTTCTTCCAGGCAGAAGAGAACTTAAGATTTGAAGGATGTAGGATTATAGGTCCTGGCGTGAATATCGCATCTGATATAGCCGCGATTGGATTCCGGCCGGTAGTTGAAGTCTTCCAAGCAAATCCAAATACATTGATATTTAATCCAGACAGAAACGTAGACAACCCCGGCCGTCTAGAAGTCGAATAAACGTATAAACTACATATTTATTTAAAATAATAGGAATTATTCATGGGATACTTAAATAATGCCACTGTCACGGTCGATGCGATTCTTACTAAGAAAGGTCGTGAGTTATTAGCTCGTGGGCGTGATGAATTTAGAATCACTCAATTCGCTCTAGCCGATGATGAAGTTGATTACAGCTTATACAATCCAGACCATCCATTAGGTACTGCTTTTTACGGCGCGGCTATCGAAAATATGCCTATCATAGAAGCACTTCCAGATGAAACTCAGATGATGAAATATAAACTGGTTACATTGCCTCGAGGATCGGCACGTATTCCAGTTGTAAGAATTCCTCAAGATGCAATTACACTTAATGCTAATGAAAGTGTTATCATCCAACCAAATACAGTTAACTTCAGTGGAGGAAATTCAAGTTATGGATATACAGCAGTACTTTCCGATTCGGATGCAGCTAACATAGTCGCGACAGCCGGCGCTAGAAATAGCGCAGCTTCAGTTCCTCAATATATAGGCGATTCGGAAGCCGCTCAATCAATCACTGTTACTGGCACTGCATTTGAGATAACTGCAAAAGAACTTTATAACTCTAACAGGACAATAACAGTACTGTTTATTGGTAATGAGACTGGAGGAAGAGCTACATTAACATTGACAGTGAGAAGAGTTGATATTGCAACTGTAGGAGGCGGAAGTCGATAAGGATAATTAATTATGGCAACACTTAATAGAAATGTAACATCAACTACAACTGCACCATTCACTCAGCCGAGCCGTCCAGGCGCTACCGCTGAAGTAGAAAGAATGGCTAGGCAGTTAGCAGATGAACTTTTACGTGAAAGGGATCAGGCTCGTGAGAGAATGAGAATGGGACGTGTATATACTACATTCGACCCAGTAGATGATATACTACCAAATAACATTGAGACAGTAACTAGAGGCCAGTTCTTTGGTAACACTGGAAGTTTAACTACAATGTTTACTTCTTCCTTATTAACTGCAACGCAAAAATCATATTGGCAAGAAATTTATTCGACAGGCGATCCTAATGTTGAAGATAATGCTAACGTAGAATTTTCGATAGCATATGGACATTATAATGGATCTGGATCTGTAGATACAACAGGTAACCTTAATAATGATACGCCTTCACGTGCTATTTACAGACAATGGGCACAGTTATTATTACCTCCAGATGACGCAAAGTTCACATTTAATGGAACAGATTCTGATTCAGTTTATATACTAAACTTTAATCGTGCACGTATCCGCGAAAAAATTGATCCAGGGAACTTTGAACTTACATTGGCGCGTCTATCAGGTTCAATAGGTACAGCATTTGCAAATAGTGCACATACAGGATCAAATGTACGAGTAGCTGGAGATAATTCTTATTTCCAAATCATTGACGATTCATCTATTGTCGCTGGAGGAACTATTGATGATGGTAAGTTAGTGTATAACTTACTATCCGGTTCAATTGATAATGGAACTGAAGTATTTAATTCATCTTCGCCTGTTTATTATGGATTACTATATCCACAGTATGGTGTAGCTGTATTGAATGCTAATAAATTAGATCTAGATTATTCGTCGGGAGGATTGAACTTCATGACAGTAACAGGATCCGGGGTCCAAGGTGATAATGCAATGAAAATGTTTACTAGTATTTCATCTTCAAATGATATGACACCTGCAGGACGTAATGGAGGTGTGCAATCTAGATCATCCGAGCAAGTTAAATCTACTTACTATTTTGTAAGAGTAAAGAACAGTGAATATAACTATTCCAACAACCCTTCATTTGTAACCGGCTCATTAGGAGAATTGTATTATAATTCATTTATACAAGAACCGCAAGTATACATTACAGGTATTGGTCTTTATAATGATAGACGTGAATTGTTAGCTGTAGCTAAATTATCACAGCCGTTGCTTAAGAATTACACGCGTGAAGCAAACATCATGATAAAATTAGATTTCTAAAGGATAATCCATGAAAAAGAAAAATATGAAAGAGTGGTCAGGAGGCCCTTCGATATCAAACCAAAATGAACTGATTAAGGTCATTGAAAAGCTGTATAAGAAAAG